GTACTTATGTACCCCCATAAAATTATTAGATATTTTCAAACGAAGCTCCTGTTGGAGTGATAAAGAATTCGATGTCGATGAATTCTAACGCCTTCGTAGGTTTTAAGTAGATTTTACCTGTTAGAGTATTTCTATCTAAGTCTTCAGGTGTTGAAGAAACTGTTACACGGAAATCGTATAAACCTCTGTCTCTTCTGATTGAATCCAGGATAGGGTTAACACTATCCAAGAATTGCTGTCTAACCAATTGGTCGTTTTGTTCAAACAACAATCTGATTGCCACAGCTGAAATCAACTTACGAGCTTGAAGTAACAATCTTCTTACGTTCAATCTGTTAAGAGCTGTGTCAGCAACTTGTAATGTTTTATTACCCCAAATTACAGTTCCAACATCAGAGAAAGTTGCGATAGGGTTAATTCTACCTTGATACAATGTATCTCTATCTTGTTGTGTAAGTTTTTGTCTAGCTTTAATTGAAGTAACAAGACCTCTTGTGTAACCCGCTGATGCGAACCATGGGAATGAAATGTTATCTGTCAACGCTAAGTTTCTACAAACTTCACCTGTTGGTGGTAAGTAAATTTGTGTATTATTAACTGTATCACGAACCAATATCCAAGGATAGTAAGTTGCAGTATAGTTAGAGTCAATTCCTGTGTTATCCAAGTTATCAACTGCTTCTTGTGAGTAGATAATATCTAAAGAACTTGTTGAGTCTGGTGTATACATTCTGTAGTCAGGAGTTGTTGCAATATAAACCGAATCCGCTCTTGAGTATTGTACCATGTCAATTGCTTCTTCAACAAGATTAGAGTTATTCACATAATCAATTGAAGATGTTGCAAACACGTTAATGTTTGTAGCTTCAGGGTTTGCGAATGTTAAGATACCAAGTAAGTAAGCGTAGTAGTCAGTGTTAGCGAAGTCTTGAGTATTGTTTTGAACAACAATTCTTTTGAACATACCGTCACCAGTTGCAGTTGGGTATTTAGATGATGGGAAAGCTCCCGCTAAATAACCTGAAGAACCTAATTGGAATCTATCTTCATTTGTTCTCCATTCTCTATAAATGTCCCAACCATCAAATCCACCAGCAAAACATATTGTGTATTTTCTTGAATAGATAAAGTAATATGGATTGTCTTGAGTTTCAGGGTCAAATCTAAAGTCAGCCACACCACATTCAAAAGCAGTTTCACCACTTGATAATGAAGTGTTAGCAATTGTAACTACAGTTGCTCCTGAGTCCATGTGGAAACCTTTACTTATTACATTCCATTTAACAGAATCAGTTGCAGTTTCCCAACCAATTACTGGATTTTGTTTACCTTTATATGTTAAGAAAGATTCATCAATACCATACTGAGTTGAAAATCCTAAGTAAGTTCTTCTAACAATATCACCCGCAGATTCAACCGCGTTGCTACCACCACTAGCAGTACCAAAAGGAGGGTTAAGAATTACCTCACCAGGATAATCGTATTTAGTTTTGAATTTAGGATATGGTGATGGGTAGACATCATAACTTTCATATTCTCTTTGAGTGTATCCGTAGAATCCACAAGGAATAGCGTCGATTGGTGCTTCATCAGCCATTTCAACCATAATGTATTTAGATAACAATGCAAACTCACCATTAGATGAACCAATTTTTTTAGCTACAAAGTTATTTGACGCTGGGTCCAAATTACAGTTAGTGAATTTTTCGATAACAACTGGATTTGCATCTGTGTCAAAGAAATTTCTAACTAACACATCAAAAGACATATTATTAAATGATAAGTTAGCAATTGAAATTTTAATTTCAGTATTTGCTGAATCACCATCAGAGATTGAAATAAATTTAAACAATCTATAAACCTTGTTACCTCTCAATTCAGAAACTAAGAAAGGTGTTTCAGGTGATTGGTATCTTTCCAAATTCCAAGCGATTGATTGACTTGATTGACTTCTAGCATCTGGTAATGCAATAAAATTACAATTTAATCCACGAATGTATCCTTGATTGTATGCGTAGTTTAAACTTGCTTGATAAACTTCTTCAACATAGATTGGAACTTCGAATCTTGATTTACCAAAATTATCAACACCTAATACTTTAGTAATGTATTTTGATGAAGACGCCAATAATGAAGTTTCAAAAGAGAATGTTTCATTACCTTTAGTAACACCTGAAATTAAGAAAGTTTCATAAGGTGAACTTGTAATTCCTGAATATTGACCTGTACAAACAATTTGAAGGTTATTTGGGGCCCAAGTACCACTATTATCATAATCGATACCTACTTCATAAACAGGTCCGTGATTTTCACTTGTTGAACTATTACTATATAATGAAATCCCTCTTGAACGAAGAGTTGCAACAACCATGTTGTTGAACTCACTGAAAGCAGTACCTGTGAAATTGTATAATACACCAGTAATTGTACCTGTATATAAACCAGTTCCACCTGATGATAAAGTGTTTACGTAATAATAAAATGAATAACCTGTGTAAACATTTCCTGATGAAATGTCAAAGTTAGCATAATACCAAGGGTCATTTGCACCTGCAGATAAATCGTTAGTTGCTAAGTTGTTATCACAATTGTATGGAGATTGAACTGATGGATATGAATTTACAGTGTTGTAATAATCTGTTTCAGGGATACCACCATACATTACACTTGTTGTAGCTGATGTTGAGTTATTGTCAATAATACCGCCTAAGTAAGTGTCAAAATCTTGTTGAAGTGTTGATGTTGAACCATCAGACAATCTATATTGAACATTTAAATTTGCTTGTACTACTGCAGGTAAATCATTCAAATCGGTAAATCCGATTGTAGTTCCTGAAGAATAACCAGTAAACTCGGCAGTGAAACTTGTTTCAACACCGTTAAGTCCAATTGTTGTTGGGTCTACGTTAGCAATAAGACTAAGACTCCAAGATGGACCCGCATCATAACCAGACAATCCCAAAATTCTTGTTACAAACAATTGGTTAGATTGTTGTAGATATGATTTAGCAATGTATGCTGCCTCATATTTTGGAATTTGAGTGTTGTAAAATTTAACGGGTTCTGTTCCACCAAAATATGCTTGGAACTCATCGTAATTAGTTATGAATACTGGTTCAAATGCTGGACCTTTTAAAGTTTCCCCAACAAGACCTAACGTAGTTACACCCACACTCTGAGCTACGAACGATAAGTCGGTTTCAGATGTGTATACACCAGGTGATACGTATACTTTTTGATTTGCTTGTGCTGTTGCCATTATTAAATTATTCTGTTACAGATTTATTTTATAGATAAATATTCAAGTTTTTACGAAAAAACTTTACTTTTGAATAAGTATTTATAAACGGTATGATTTAATTCTGCCTTTTTTCTACCATGAAAACAAAGAAAGAAATTAAGAATATAAAAATATCCCCTGAATCACATGAGATACTGAAAAAGTACTGTGACAAGAGGGGTATTAAGATTTACAAATTTTTGGAGAATTTAATAATCGAAAAGTGTAAAGAGAAGAAAGATATATACGGAGAGGATTAAACAAGTTTGTTTTCATAAAGAATGTTTGCCTCTTGTGTGTTATCGTTTTTAGTGATTTCAATTCTCAAAACATCGTTAGTTGTTATTTGGATATTTTGAATGTCAGTCCCATAATAATCACTGTTGATATAAACATCAAAAGAATCAACATTATTACTTGAAACTAAATTCATATTGGCGGTAAAATCAATAACATCATTTAAAATAGTATTTCCCGACACAAATAAAAAGTTCATTTCAAACTCATCAGGATTTTCGGGATATTTTGGTCTTCTCTGTTTTCTTGTTGAAGTATCAAGTTCAATAAGTTGTGTTACTCTTTGAATTGCTGGCTTTACTTCAAACTCTTCTTCATCAATCAAATAACCCATCATATTAAAATCATATGATTGAACATAATATTTTCGAGCATCAATTGTCATTTGAGATTCATCCGAAATATTCTCTAATATAATTGGAACATATTGACCTTTAATAAAAGTATAGGCTTGTCTTGATGCAAAAGTTTGCATAACCACTTTATTAAGTTGATTCAACTCTCTCATTCTATTACAAATGATTTTCATACTATATTTTAAATCAACAGGAACTGGTTGTGGAATTGTATAGATATCCATACCTTGTTCATTTCCGTTCCAAGTTGGAACAGACGCATAATAAAATTGTTTTCTGTTTGGTATATTATAAACTAACGCAGGATTTGACCCATATTTTACTTCAGGAATCCTAACAACCGTAATAAATGGAGGCGATGGATTATAGTCCAAGTCATGGAATTTCCACGTCTCTAAATATTGTGTCCAGTTTTGAGTTGTAATAATAATATCAACCATAGGAACGATTTTTCCTGCGGTAACAACTTGTAAATCTGTTTTAACAAAATCCAACATTCCCCTATCCAAATCCGCATGTAATACAGATTTAGGAAGATATGTTCCATCTTCTTTAATATATTCCAAAAGTTGTTCTCTTCGAGCCGACAACTCTTTTTTTGGAACTAACGGTAAAGTTGGTTTAACTTGTTTTGGTAATGGCATTATAATCCTCTAAATTCGTTTTCACTTACGTATGTTGCAGTTATAGTTCTGTAGAAAGGTTTATAACCTGCGTAAGTATGTTTATTGTCTGACCTAACGTAACCGTCATCAGCCACTGAATAATATCTAACACGACTTTCAGTTTCGTAGTAACCCAAATAATCCCCTTGGAAAATTTCAACCCCCAAATCATCAAGTTGTTTTTGATAAATTGAAAATTTCATATTACCTGGTTCTTGTTGTTCAACTTTAGAATTACCCAAAAATTTGTGGTTTGGTGCCATAACTTGAACTAATCCTTTAAGTTCTATGGGTGCCAAGAATTGTATTCCATCTTCTAATACTTCACCATATACATCATCGGTTTTTGTTTTATATCTATCAATTCGATATAAGATAACCGTGAAGTTCATATCACCTTCGAGCCACTCTTGCCCCATACCAACATCTAAAGCAAAATCTTCGCCACCGAAGAATTTACCTAATCTCGTAATTGGAACTAATTTTTGCATATATTGATAAATACTTTATTTTCACTTATATTTAATACAAACTTTTATTTGAGCGAATGGAAATAAGTTTGGAGTCAAAAGCTATGACAATACTTGAGGGGTATGAAGGTGCAAATAATT